TGTTCTCGTTCCCACCTGCTACGCCTATTGCTAACAGCGTTATTATCAGCCCTGCTGATCCATATATTACGCCTACAAACAATGACCGCACATCAGTCGCGCCCTTAGCCAACTTTACTATTACGATCCTTGTGCCAGTACTGGACAATCAAGGAAACCTCGCAGGAATTGAAGATGATGTGGTTCGAGTCTTTCAGCTCTTGGAAGCCTCATCTATAGTGTTCAATGTAGGCAGCGTATCCAGCCCTAAGGTGCTGAACCTGCCAACAGGAGACTTGCTGGCTTGCGACATTGCAATCAGCACACTTACGGAATGGAGTTAAATCATGACCGATTTAGCACAATGGGAAAAAGAGAACGAAGCCTTCCTGACTAAAATCGGTCAGGTTGCTTCTAAGCCAGAAACGAAGCCAACAGCAAAGAAAGAAGAGGAATAAGCCGTGTCAGTATATCTAAGCAACGGAGTGGTTCTTACTGTAAACGCGGTAGACCTCTCATCACTTGTTTCAGCAGTAACCATCAACCGATCATTCGATGAACTCGAAGTGACAGCAATGGGCGATTCAGGACACAAGTTTGTCAAGGGTCTTGAAGCATCATCTATCACAATCGACTTCTTTAACGATGAGGCAACATCTAAGACACTTCAGACATTGCAGGCAGTATGGGGAACTAGCACCACAGTTACAGTAAAGCAGACTTCATCTGCGGTCTCAGCTACAAACCCACTTTACACAATGAGCTGCCTAGTCAATAACACAACACCAATTAACGGCGCAGTCGGAGACATCTCTACACAGTCCGTAACTTGGAACGTGAATGGTACTATTGCAGTAACTACAGCGTAAGAAAGAGACAAGGGCTATGGCTAAAATCAAAGTAACAAGAACAGACGGCGCAGTTCAAGAGTACGAGATAACTCCAGTTATCGAATACGCCTATGAGCAACACTTCAAGGAAGGCTTCCACAAAAGCCTCATCGAGAAGCAGCTCCAAAGTTCTGTGTATTGGATTTGCTGGGAAGCCATTAGACGCTCGGGTGAAGTGGTCAAACCCTTTGGTGAAGATTTCATCGCAACACTTAAGAGTGTTGAGGTGCTTGAATCTGACCCTTTAGGGTAGATCGGAACTCCGTCACCTATCTCGCAACTAGATTAAGTTTCGAGTATGGAGTTCCGTTCAACACCATCGTGGAACTTTCTCCGATGGCTTTCAAGGCTCATATACAGGTATTGAACGAGATAGCAAAGGAGCGAAGCGATGCCCACAAAGGTACAAGGCGTCCTCGCACTTCGTAAAGCCTTGCGCCAGTTTGAGCCTGACCTAGCCAAAGAGACCACAAAGCAGATAGCAGGATTCTTAAAGCCTTTGGTCAAGGATGCTAGAGGCTTCATGCCTAGCAATTCAGAAGTGCCATCAGGCTTTGTACAGCGTCCTCGCAAGACTGCTAAATTCCCAATGTATGACGCAGTTATTGCTAAGCGAGGCATCAGTTACAAGTCATCACCTAGCAAGCCTAATCGTTCAGGCTTTAGAGCTTTAGCATCTATTTTTAACAAGACTGCTGGCGGTGCTATCTACGAGACCGCAGGGCGCAAGTCAGGCATCCAAGGTAACTTTACTCCACGCTTTAGCGGTCAGCTTGTAGGCGATAAGCAGAAGATGACTGGTCGCGCCATGTATCGGGCATACGAGAAAGATCAAGGCAAAGCCAAGGCAGCAGTTATTAAAGCCATCGAGAACAGCGCAGCAAAGTTTAATGCGACTAAGGAGAAGGTGTAATGGCTGACTTACGGATAGATTTAGCAGCAGAGTTTGTCGGCAAGAAGGCGTTTAAGGATGCCGATAACGCAGCCCTTCGATTAGACAAGACAGTCAAACAGCTTGGAAAGACTCTCGGTATAACCCTTGGCGCGTCCGCTATGGCAGCCTATGGTAAGGCAGCAGTCAAAGCCTTCGCAGAAGATGAAGCAGCAGCTCGCAGACTATCCAGCGCAGTAGATAATTTAGGACTTTCATTCTCCAAGGTTCAGGTCGCAGACTTTATCTCTGGGCTAGAGCAAAGCGCAGCAATATCAGATGACATTCTTCGTCCATCGTTTCAATCTTTGCTCAACATAACTGGATCACTTACCAAGTCTCAAGAGCTTCTTAGCAATGCAATCCAGATAAGCCGCGCTTCAGGCGTGGACTTAGCCACAGTCACCACAGATTTAGGCAAGGGCTATGTAGGAATTACTCGCGGGCTTATCAAGTACAACACAGGACTTACCCGCGCAGAACTACAGACCAAGAGCTTTAACGAGATTCTAGGCATCATGCTAGCCAAGTCTGCTGGCGCAGCGCAGGACTACCTCACCACTACATCATTTAAGTTGGATACTCTGCGTGTCTCATCAGAGCGAGCAAAGGAGTCAATCGGCGAAGGCTTGGTTAATGCCTTTGCAGTCCTTGGTGGTGGCTCACAAGCTAGCGATGCAGCCAAGACTATTGACAATATTGCCAAGGGCATCAACGCCATTACTATGGCTACAGCCCAAGCCATCAACGGCTTACGCCAGTTGTACAAGGGTCTTGATTTTATTACATCCTTTGGTGGTCTAACTGGTAGTGATGGCTTGCTAGTCAGAACCTTCGAGCGCGCACCAACAGTTTCATCTGGTCGTTCTGCTTCTCCAGCAGGTACAGCCATCCGCACGCGTCAGCAACGCGATGCAGAGGCAGCAGCCGCTAAGAGAGCCAAGGAAGTTGCAGCCCTAACTAAGAAGCAGGTGGCATCTACAAAGGCTCTCACAGCCGAGCAGAAGCGCCAGAACGCCATTAAGAAGGCTGGCACTCTCTTCGACTTAGACCAGATTCAGATTATCGCTGCACTTAAGGGCAATCTGTCAAGAGAAGATCGTAAGCGTTTAGAATTGCAGTTAGCTCTTGCCACAGAGAATGTAGACGAAGTCCAGAAGCTTTCTAAAGAACTGGCGGTTTCACAAGGGTTAGGCATAGACCTAGCCAAGTTCCTTGCCGACCTTCCATCCGCTAAGAATCCTTTTGAGGCTTGGAAGTCCTTCCTCGATGGGATTGAGGCACAAGCGGCTCGTATCGCTGGTATGCAATTCCAGATGGCTAACTTTCAGTACACAGTACCAACTGGCAACTTTACCTATGGACAGGGCAACCCGCTTAATACAAGCGTATTTGTAGACCCTAGAGGTACTACTGGAGATCCAACAGTCATAGTAAATGTCGCTGGTTCAGTCACTACATCCCAAAACCTTATTGACGAGATTCGCGGCGGGCTAAACGTAGCTGCACTCTCTGGTTCATCCGCTAACGTAGAACGCAGAATCGGCGGCTGGTAATGTCATTACCCGCAACCATAAACGTATCCTTCGACTTCTCAAGCGGAGCAACCTTTGGTACTGGCTTTGTAATTGGAGACCCAACCTACGGAGTAATTGGAGTTAGCAGTTTTGGCTCTGATGCCACAATCATCCCAGTAGTTGATCTAACTCCTAACGTTTACAACATCTCCATCAACAGAGGGCGCAACATTATGCGCGATACCTACGAAGCTGGCAACGCCACAATCCGAGTATTAGACCCTAACTCTGACTTCAACCCACAGAACACAGCATCGCCTTACTTTGGCAAGCTAGCGCCACTTCGCAAGATTCGTGTATCTGCTACAACTGCCACTACAAGCTCATGGCTCTTCAGCGGTTATGTACAGGACTACAAGTACACATACCCACAGGGGCAAGAAACTGGCTATGTGGACATTATTGCTACAGATGCCTGTCGCCTATTTAACATGGCTAACGTGCAGACCATCCCAGACACAGCAGCAGGGCAGGACACAGGCACACGCATAGGCAAGATTCTGGACTACATTGAGTTCCCTTCTTCAATGCGCTCTATCTCGACAGGGCTTAGCACCTGTATCGCTGATCCTGCTACAGCCCGCACAAGCCTAGAAGCCATGAAGAACGCAGAGTTCTCCGAGGGCATGGGCGCTTTCTATATGGATGCAGAAGGTACTGCCGTCTATAAGAACCGCACCGAGGTAGTCCAGTCAATCGGCACAACTGCCACCCAGTTCAACCAGACCACAGGTATCCCATATAAGAACCTACAGTTTGCCTTTGATGACAAGCTCATCATTAACGATGTGACCTTTACCCGCTATGGCGGCGGCACAACGCAGGAAGTGTTCGATAACGACTCCATTGCTAAATACTTCCCACACAGCCTTAATCGTCCTGACCTAGTGGCAGAGACAGACGATATTGTCCTAAATGTGGCGCGTGAATATGTGGCAACCCGCAAGGAAACCACCATCCGCATAGACGCGATGACAGTTGATTTACTGGATACAGCAGTACCAACAGATACCATGATTGAGCTTGAGTTCTTTGACAATGTAGAGATAACTAACGTCCAACCAGACGGCTCGACTATCGTTAAGACACTACAGGTTCAAGGGCTAAAGTGGGACATCACCCCAAACCGCATGACAGCAACAGTAACAACGCTTGAACCTATTGCGGATGGCTTCATCATCGGCAGCAGCTTGTTTGGTATAATCGGCACATCAACTTTGAGTTATTAGGAGCAACATGGCAACCTTTCCAGTCACAACAGGAGACGTATTAACAGCGGCTACCTATAACAGCCTTCCAACCTTTACAGTCGGCACAGCCAACACAACAGACTACACAGCAGTCCTAGCGGATCAGTACCAAGTCCTTGAGATTATGAACAAGGCAACAGCCATTGCGTTCAACATCCCTACTAATGCCTCTGTAGCCTTCCCAATTGGCACAGTCATTACGGTTCTTAATATCGGTGCTGGCACATGCACAATCAAGGCAGTCACATCAGGTACTACTACAGTTCTATCTGCTGGCGCTACCGCCGCGCAGCCTATTCTTACACAGTACAAGTCTGCTGCCTGTATCAAGACAGCGACAGACACTTGGTATGTGGTGGGCGCAATTGCTTAACGGAATTACAGCTTTACATGGTGGTGGCGTTGCACCAGTCATTACTTTTAACGTGGATTTCCTCGTTGTCGCAGGTGGCGGTTCTGGTGGTTCATACGCAGGCGGTGGCGGTGGTGCTGGTGGTCTGCGATGCACAGTAGGCGCAACAGGCGGCGGTGGATCTCTCGAATCTGCATTATCTGTGGACGCATTAACTAACTACACAGTTACAATTGGTGCTGGTGGCGCTTCTGTCAATAACGCTGGGCAAGTTGGTAAAGCTGGCAATAATGGCAACAACTCTGTGTTCTCGACAATTACTTCAACCGCTGGCGGTGGTGGTGGTTCTTATCTAAACTTCAATGCAAAAAATGGCGGTTCAGGCGGCGGCGGTTGGGCTGGTCAATATGGCAGTACAACAGCTAATGGTGGAACTGGTACGAGTTCTCAAGGCTACGCAGGTGGAAACTCTGCTGGCACAGGCGGTGCAGGCGGTGGCGGTGCTGGCGCTGCCGGTGCAAGCGTTTCTTCTGGTGCTAACGCAAGCGGCAACGGCGGCGATGGTGTGGCAACTTCAATTACTGGCTCATCTGTCACCTATGGTGGCGGTGGCGGTGGTGGCGGTGAAGTTCTAGGCGCTGGCACAGGCGGTGCTGGCGGTGGTGGCAATGGAGCTAATAAAACCAATTTAACAGGTGGTTCTGGAACAGCCAACACGGGCGGTGGCGGCGGTGGTGTTAGAGATGAAACCGACACAGGTAATGCAGTATCAGGCGCAGGCGGTTCAGGCGTTGTAATTTTACGTTACCCAGACACTCGCACAATTAGCATTGGTGCTGGTTTAACTGGGACAGAATCTTCTGCATCTGGTGGATACAAGCGCGCAACAATTACTGCTGGCACAGGAAATGTGAGCTGGACATAATGGCACACTACGGTTTTTTGGATGACAATAACATCGTCACAGAAGTGATTGTTGGTATTGACGAAACAGAACTTATCGAAGGTTTAACGCCTGAAGAATGGTATGGCAACTTCCGAGGACAGAAGTGCGTTCGTACTTCATATAACAATAATATCCGTTATAACTACGCGGCAGTTGGTTACACCTACGATCCTATTGACGATGCGTTTATTGAACCAATGCCAAAGTGCGGACATGATGAATTGACTTTGACAAGTAAGAAGCAATGGGAGTGCAGCAATGTCGAACACACCCCGCCTGTGTAAAGCAGGACAACAGTTAAGGCTGCAAATTGACGATTCTTACGCAGACCGCGATAAGTCCAGCGATGGCTGGATCGGCAATCTGGCTCACTCATTACATCCTTCTGACCACAATCCTGATGCAAAAGGTATCGTCAGAGCCATTGATATTGACAGGGATTTATCTGGCAAAACAAAGCCAGACCTCATGCCATATCTTGCAGATCAGATACGACTTGCAGCGAAACGTGGAGATAAGAGAATCTCTTACATCATCTTCAATGGTCGCATCGCATCGTCTCGCTTGGGGTGGCGTTGGAGAAAGTATTCTGGAATTAACCCGCATATTAAGCATTGCCACGTTTCTTTCACTAAGAAGGGCGATTCAGATGATTCGTTCTTTAATATCCCAATGATAGGCGGCACAGCATGAACATGAAGAATCCAGCAATCCTGACAGCAGGCGCTTTCCTAGCAGCTTGGGGTGCATCTAACTTTGCACTTGACTATCGCTCTGTCCTTTGGGCAGTCCTAGCGGGCGTATTCGGATACGCAACTCCTAAGCGATGACACAGAGCGACTTCTTTACCCTTTACTTTGCCACTATCGCCATCATTGGCGGTCTGTCTGGGTATGTCATTACCCATTTACTCTCTGAAATTAAGAGACTTAATTCGCGTGTCGATG